CCGCTGAATCCATATTGCTCTGCAGCATTTTTAATTTTTGCGTACTCTACACCGTTGACCAGTATTGGACGACCCATGCTATTTGTCCTGGTTCTTGGTGCTATTTCCAGCGCCTCTTCTAAGGTCCAACTCATGGCAAGCCTTGCATTCACCTTTGGCGGAGCAAATCCATAATGTCTTGCCGCCTCGGAGATGGATTTATACTGGATGCCTTCTACCGTTACCTGACGGGCCAAGTGTCCACCTCGTTTACATTGTCAAGAAATTCTAGCAAACTTTTTGAAAAGCATTGCCCATTCATGAAACAAAAAAAAGAAGGGGCTTGCGGCCCCTTTCTCTCTATGTGGCAAGCAGCTTAATCGGCTGGATCAAACATCACAGCAGGCCCTTGACGAACATTAGGCATGGGGCAGAAACCATCAGGACAACCACTGGCCATGTAGGCACCGGGCTGTTCTTCTTCAAGCGCAGCAATCAGCCGCTCTAAGTACCACTGGCATTTACGCAAATCTTCAATGCCATTTTTGTCTTCGTAGCGAAACAAATACTTTTCGCAATTACCCTTGAGAAAGCCTCTGTAGCCGTCCAAGCTCAAGGAAGCCTTGATGCACTCAAGAGCCAGGGTGCCGTTGTAGTGCTTGGGATTGACAGGATCGTTCATGATCAAATAGAAAAGTTGTTTTCTTTGAAAGCAGTAAACACTTCTGGAGCGATGGAGAAAGCAAGCTTATTCAGCTCATGGCCATACGCAGCAATTTCATTTTGCGCCCCTTCCCCAATCCTCAAATCTATGAAATGAAGCAGGGTCTGTAAAGAGCACGTCCAAATGAAGGAGGTGTAAAGGCAGGCAGGCATAACGCCACGAGCCTGCTCCTTACTCACCCCCATCGCCATAAGGGCTTTGTAGGCCTGCTTGGCCTCTTCTACGCCCTTGGAGTAGACAGTGGTGGCCAAGGACTGCTCCCGCGAAAGGAGGGGCTCTCCAGAGGCTTGTCGGTTGTTTTTGGCCTGGCTGCGAAAATCAATAGGAGTGTAGAACTCGGCCTTTTCATCCACTTTGCAGTAGCGAAAACTCTTCTCATTCCAACCAAGTTGATCGTCAACGTAGGTGGAAGCAATGGTGTGCTTATACCACTGCCTAGCAATGAAAATAGGAGCCTTTACCTTCCATTTAAAAACAACACCACGCAATGGACTGGTGTGGTGATTTTGGATGAGATAGTGGAGCAATTTATCTTCTTTTTCGCTCCACACTTCCGTTTCTTTGTCGAAAGATTGCCGTGCATCATTGATGACAGACAAGCTATTTCCCATTGAATCAATGAGACGCAAATAGCTTTTCCCATCGTCTAGGGGATCCGCTGGAGGGTGGTCAGCAATTGAATAGGTCATGGGCGAGGCTGCTCGAACTGCCACTTTACCATCGCCGGCAACAACTGGCTAGCCTCTTGGGGCCAATTACCTGGAGACTGGGGCTTTGGCTTGTAGTCCCACACCAGGCCTTTGCGGGGACACCAGTGCCATTTGGCATGTCCTGTCATGACAGCATTGAAGAGGCCATCAGTGTACCATGCGGCATTTTCGACCAATCCTTTCGGGCTTCCCGAAGCAACCAATTATTTCACTGTCCTCGGCCCTGGCTAATGTTGTCTTACTTGCTTCAGGCATCATGAAATTCGGCATTCCCATGGAAATGGTTTACAATGGCACAAGGCATGTGACCATCATGGGACCATTTGAAACTTCGCCTCAACGGGAATTTGCTCTCACCGTAAACAAGCGAGCCATTGCTGATTGCAGCGACATCAGGCAATTGAAAGAAGTGGCTGGTAATCTCCTTGTCGGCTGGTCTTCCATGCAGACGGCAGCGCAAAGCATGATGCTGGAAAACCTTAAGCTTCGCCAAGCACTAGACAAGCGTGACGTAGACCTTGAAGCGGCTAATGCTCTCCTGGCTGAAGCATCAACATTGATTGATCAATATACGCGGCAATTAAATCAAACCAAAAAGGGTCTTTGGTCATGGTGGAAGTAAGAAGGAAAATGGTCCAGCCACTGGTGTAGGCAAGATTATACTTTCTGCAATCTCGTTCATAGCCAGAGCCCGTAACATGCCTTCCGCGCATAAATACTCCGCCTTGTATTTCAATGCCAATGCGAGAAGCAGGATGGGCAAAATCTAGGCGATAGCGCTTGCTGCGTTTTGATTTGGCATAGCGTTGTTGGTAGTCAACTTCCCATGCTTCAATGTCACTATACTCTCGTTCAAGCAGCAAAAAAGGGCTGCGTTTTTGCCACAGCCCTAGGAAATCATCTTCAAGGGCACTCACTAGCCAACGGCAGGTAGGCTTATCGTAGCAGAGTTTTGGTAGGAGCCAGTGTAAGCTTGCCCAACTTCTTCAATGGAATGGAGCATCACTTGCACAATGCCTTCATTGGCATAGATGATGGCCGGGAAAGGAGTGGGATTGGAGATGGAGATTGTCAAGCGACCAAACCAGCCAGGCTCAATGGGCGTCACATTGATGATGATGCCACAACGAGCGTAGGTGCTTTTCCCATCGCAAATGCCAATCACATTGGAGGGCATGGAGATTAGCTCTAAACTGCGCCCTAGGCCATAGCTAAAAGGAGGTAGGCGGAAGAAGCTACTGCCGTCTTTGTGGATGAGAGGGGCATCCCAGGGAAGGGTGTTGTCAAAAAGCTTGGCATCACGCTCAACTTTGGTGCGCCCCCTGCTTGCTGCTTTGTCAACAATCAAAAACTCTTCCTCTGATAGCCGCAAGTCATATCCTGCCTGCGACAGGCCATAGGAAATTGCCTTCGTGCCATTGTCAAGCATGCGGCGCTTTTCGCCAACAAAAGGCATAAACAAATCGTTTTCAGCAAGTTTGCTGATTTGATGATCGACGAGGTGCATGGTAATAAAAGGGAAAGGAAAGGCCCCTTTCGGGGCCAGCACTACGCTCAGAACAAATCGTCAGAAGCAGTGGTCGCCAGATTGGTCCAAACGCTCGCGAAGCCTTTGGGGCCATCGCCTTTGTCGCCTTTCAGCTTCACGCTGCCAGTAAAACCAGGAGCGCGATCAGAAGTGGATTTGGTGTTTTCCCAAACTGCCATGTCGAGGCTGTATTTTCCCCGTTCGTTGGGACCGGCTTGCTTAAGGGCATTGAGCACCTCAGGCGTGAGATCAATTGCTGCGGTGATAGGAGGGCGATTTGCCACGGTGTTTTCCTTGGAGGACGTTGGAGCCCCTGTTCAGGGCTTGCCTAATGTAGCCGCTTCACTGGCCCTTGTCAATGGAAATGACGAACGGCTTGCCACCAGGGTAATAATTCGTAAAGTACCTGCTGGTCTTTTCATTCATGATGGCGGCTTGGCAGGCAAGTTCTGCGCTCGTAAGAGACAGTATTTGAGCCTCTTCTCCCTCACCAGTGTCAGGATCGTGAATAGCAATAGCGCAATGGGCTCCATCAATTTCAATGCCATACATTTGTTCAATTGCTTGGACATAAGCTCCAAGTTGCATTCTGTAGTCAGCCAGTTGATAATCAGGCTTTGCCTTATACGAGGTTTTCCAATCGAGAAGTACAATCCTTCCATCTTTCATTACTGCCAGCATATCAAACGTGCCAGCGTAACCAATGCCCTTGATTGGACAATAGTAAACAATTGCACTCTCTACAAGAAGAGGAGCTTCAATCGTTTGCAAGAAAGATTCAATGGAATAGAAATAGGGGCAGAATGCTTCGTTTGATTCTAGGTGATGCTCGATGTCTTCGCCGTTCCATAGATCCTCCAGAACGCCATGCAACCAATTGCCACGCTCCACTGCATTACGAGTGCGACGATTAGCCTCTTGATCACCAACGCGCTTGCGCCAATTGATCAATGCCATGATCTTACCCACTGGTGAGCAAGAACTGGCTATGGTCGTAACGGAAGGAAGCACGAGTCCGGCTGGCACCATAGAGAGGCCATCAGGGCTAATGTAATGCCTCCGCTTGTCAATTTGTATGCGGTCGGGCTCGTACCTAGAAAGCTTCAACATGATGCTTTTGCTACCTCATAATTAGGCAGAGATGGAATGCGTTGATTAGTATTACGATCCCAAGTGATGTTGCAAGAGGGACAACGATAGGCGAATGTCCTATCTTCCTCCCTAGAGTACAGTCCAATCACCTTTGAGAAGAACTTACTAGAAGCATCATAAAAGCCGTTGTCGATTGACTCCTGGGGAATTGGCTCTCCTCGCCAGCTTACTTTACACACCGGACAAGCTTCCATTTTTGTGTAGTCAATTGGTGCTTGTTTTTTCTTGGCCATTGGGAAGGAAAAATTCAAAAGGACTGGACACTGGTTCGTTGTATTCATCGACAGCGAGTTGGCCCCCAAATGCTCTCGCAAAGGAGGCCGCTGCCAAGTCTACTTTTTTGACGCCACAAAGATCTTCACAGCATCCACTGCTTGATCTACAGTGCCAAGTTCACAAATAGAGCGCACCTTCTCGATGAATGCCGCCATGTCAGGTTTGGGCATCGAAAGCTGCACTTCAGTGGTCCATGCAGCAAGCATTGTCGTGACAACATTTGCAAACATGGCGCCATCCTTCAAATCGTCGCCTTTGGAAAGGCCAAGATTTTCAAGAGCAGTCTTGGCTGCCTTCATGCTGGTGCGTTCATCGGCATAGCCAAAGGGGTTGGCCTTGGAGAATGCAAGCAGGGCTTCGCGGCCATTGAAGGCAACAGGCCCTTCTTCTCCAGCAGGAGGGGCGCTTGCAGCAGCAGGAGCCGGTTCCGCCTTGCGTGCTTTTGCTTGCTTCGGGGCTTCCTGCTGGAGCGCAATCCGGGGCGCTGCTTCTTTGTCATCGCTCTTGGGGATGTCCTCACCAGAGTACAGTTTGAGACCAAGCCCAGTGAAAGTAGCAATGCACTTGACGCTAGCCCGTTGGATGTTGTCACTTACTGCCCGCGCATCAAGCTCCTTGAGAGCATTGTGTTTGTTGTCCATAAGAGGAAATACAAGCGCAGGAGTACGGCTGCAACCATCCGTGAGATAGGGGCGCAGAAGCCAGCAACCGTTTTGGCCAAAAACCGGCCAGCCCAATGTGCTTTCTTCAAACGCAACGTATAGACCGGGGAATTCCTGCTTGAGGTAGCGGAAAGCAAAAGGCCAAGACAGATAGGAAAGGCCCTTGTAATTCTTCTCGACGTGCTCTCCAATGGGGAGATCGTAAGCTTTGAGGAATTGCTCAGCAGTGATAGTGAGGGGAGAAAATAGGCCATTCATGCGGTCAGCAAGAGCGAGGGAAGCGGGCGTGTCCATTTGGAAGGCAGGTAGGGCAATCATGGTATCATGGAAAGAGCTTTGGGTCATTGTTCAAGGGAGGAGTCAAGCTTGAAGTGGTTGTCGTAGAAGATGACAAGCTTTTGCGGCAGCGGTCCCTCGTCAGTCACGAGGCTTTTGCCAGGAAGAGGCCAGTCATCAATCAAGCGCACATCACTAATGCCTTCAGAGCTTACTTTGGAGAAGCCATCTTCCATGGCACTTTGTTCATAATGCAATAGCACTTCCGCATCTTGTGCAGAGTGGGATTGCATTGCAATGGTGGTAATGCGGTGAAGCTCAGACAGTTTCATCAGGGGAAGGGGAATTGTTGGTGTGGTCAATGCAGCAGATCCATGCTTCATCTGAAAGCAAAAAGCCTGCTTCCCATACGGAACAAGAACGAATGAGACGTTCAAGGGCCTCGCTGCGGGAAAGGGAGGTTTCTTTGGCTATTGCATCAAGGTGGTTTGAAGCGGTTTGCGTTAGTGTGACATGGCGCTTGGTCTTGGGCTCGTCGTGGTAGCTTTTCTTCATGATCAGCTCATGAGCTGAGAACTGATGAACATTGCTACCATAGTCGATGCCATGACTGACGCAATGCCTTATGCCATCAGCATTCCTTATGGTTACAGACCATTGCGGGATGGCCTGCGACCTGCCATAGTGGGAGGCGTTGTTCCGTCCATTGCTTCATGACATTCTCAATTCTGGACTTCCTGGACCAACTGGAGCCCAGCAAGGAGAAGGGAAAATTCATTTGCCCTGCATGCAATGGCAATGATTTCAGCGTTAATAAAACCACTGGTGCCTATTCATGCTGGCATGACACTTCCCCTGCCCACCGTGCCGAAATCCGTGACGTCTTAGCTCCGATGGTGCGATGGGAAAAGCCAAGGAGGGAGCCTGGCTACTACACCTTTCCCTACAAGAATACTGCTGGCCAAGAAGTTGTCATTGTACATCGCAATGACTCTTCTGGAAGTAAGGAGATTTGGCAAGAATTTCCTTCCATTGAGAAGAATTCCACCAACCACAAAAGCCAGCTTCAAGAAGTGAAGGCAAATGTGCTTCCGTATAAATATGAGGAGGCAATTGCTGAAAGTGATAAGACTGGTCTGCCAATTATTGTCGTAGAGGGAGAGCTTACTTGCCAGGCAGTATGGGCCATTGGTCTTCCTTCTATCACTTTTCTTGGTGGCAGTAAGCAATATCGCACCAATGGAGACTACTCTTCATTATTCAAGAACAGGAAACTCGTCTTGGCTCCTGATAGGGACGAACAGGGCGTAGCTTTCATGAAGGAAGTGGAGGCCGACAACCCTGGTGCCTCCTGGCTTTACGCTGATCCACTTTCCTGGGAATGGCGGAATCTTCCAAGTGGCAATGGGCTGGATCTTAGTGACTACATTGAGGAAGGAGCAACAAAGGACGACTTGATTGCCTCCATCGTTTCCAAGAGCCAGCACTCTGGAGTGGATGGTAAGCCTGCCTATGAGGAGATCATTTCAGCAGTGGAGAATTTTGTTGGCCTCTACGCAAACGATGCTCGCATTGCTTACGAAACAAGCAGTTGGTTAGAGCAACGTGGCGTGAAGATGAGTCAGGCCAATGTTGACAAGATCATTGAAGAGGCCAAGGCTCGCACTTACGGCAGGGAGGAAATCGAAACCATTGATGCGCTTACTATTGCCAATGCAGACCAGTGTAGGGAATGGCTCATTGCAGGCATCATGCCCCTGGGTAGTGTGATGCTTTTGGCTGCATCGGGCGGCACTGGCAAAGCACAGCCCCTTTGGTCCAAAGTGCTTACTCCTTCCGGCTGGAAATCCATGGGAGACATCCAGCCAGGTGACGAAGTGATTGCTGGGGATGGATCCGTTACCAGCGTCACTGGTGTGTTTCCGCAGGGCAAGAAGCCGATTTTTAAGGTGCAAATGAGTGATGGCGCTACCACTTTTTGCTGCGACGAGCACCTTTGGCTGACCAAAACTCAAAAACAACGCGACAATCAGGAGGAGTGGAGTATTCGTTCTTTGAAAGAAGTGCGCGAAACATTACATCTTCACAAGAAAAATGGACGCAAGGATAGGAATCACTCCATTCCTATGGTCGGAGCAGCGCAATTCAAAGAGCAAGACTTACCGTTGCACCCTTATTTACTTGGCGTAATCCTGGGGGATGGCTGCGTGGTCCACGGAAATTGTGACATTACAGTTTCCGACATGGAAATAACCAATAGGGTGCGCCTCTTGATTCCCCATGGCACAAAGCTAAATCTGAAGGAGCAGCGTGCCAATTGTGCCACCTATTCTTTCGTTGGCAACGGACAACGCAACAGCGTGCGTAGTATTTTGCGGGAGTTGAATATTGCGGATTGCCACTCTTGGGAGAAATTCGTCCCAGCGCAGTATTTGTTTGCCTCTGTTGAGCAGCGCATTGACTTACTGCATGGTCTAATGGACACAGACGGAACCACGGGGGGCACCTCTACCACCTTTGACAGCTCGTCCGAGATGCTGAGGGATGCAGTGGTATTCTTGGTACAATCCCTTGGTGGCAAGGCTGTGTCTAGCCAGCGCCAGCCTTGGTTTGTATATCAAGGGCAGAAGAAACAAGGCCGTACAAGCTATAGGGCTTTTATCTCCATGCCTCCAGCTTTTAAGAGTTTTAGCATTGAGCAGAAGGCATCGAAGGAAACTGTTCGCACTAAATATGTGCCAGCACGAATGGTTGATTCTATTGAGTACATTGGCGATCACAAAGCCCAGTGCATTATGGTTGCCCATCCATTGCATACCTACGTTACGGATGACTTTATCGTCACTCATAACAGCACTATTGTCTACAATTGGGCATTGAACATTGCGCTGGGCGAATCATGGAGTAATAGAAGGTGCATGCAAGGCAAGAGCCTCATCATTCAATCCGACGAACCTTTAGTTGATACCAGCGAAAAATTAGGCGTGATTGGCTATCAAGATGCCAATCTTGAACCTGGCACTGTTGCATTCTGGGAGAACTGGCGCTTTGGTCACATGAAGCAGTTGGAAGATTACGTCAGGAAGAACCGCCCTGTTTTTATTGCCATTGATTCCCTCACTGCATGCCTTGCTGGCATGGATGTAGACCTCGTGAAAAGCAATGCGGGCGATGTTATCTATGGCTTGCGCGATATTGCCAATCAATATAAATGTAGCATCATCATTCTTCACCACTTAAATAAAACTGGCGGCTTGCGAGATAGCACTAGCTTTGTTGATAACGTCAGTGAAGTGGTGAAGCTCACCAAGGCAGAAAACAATCCCGATCCCAATCAATTCACCATGGAATGGCTCAAGAGCCGTTCTGGCCTCACTGGCAAGCACTACTTGCAGCGCGACACGCTTTCCTATGGCTGGCGTTATGCAGGCCCAGCCAGTGGCTCCTTAGATGCTCTCGACAAGGTGGTGAATGCCGTCAACATGCGGAAGCACCAGCGCCTGTCTAGGCAGGAAGTAGCCTCCATCACTGGCAGCTACGAAATTGCAGCAACTGGCAAGATGCTAGAAGTGGCTCGTCGTCAAGG